GCTACTGATGCCATCAGAGGAGCCATTGGCCGTCACGATGTATCAGGCGGCGAGCTTCTCGGAACATTCTGAGTTTGCAAAACATCTAACCGCAGAAAAGCAGGTTGAAAAGTTCATGCCTGGGCGTGGAACTGTCATCGTCTGGGAGCGAATTGACCGCAATAACCACTGGCTTGACTCCACGTATTCAGCGATCTGCGCCGGTGAAGCCGTGCTGTCAATGCGGAAAAAGAAGAAGCAGGTCCAAGAACCGCTGTCATTGCGTGAAATGGCAGGGCTGAGTGATGGGTGAACCAGAAAAGACATTGCGGGAGATGGCTTTGGAATCACTGGAAATGGAGATCAGCACTGGCCGCGGAATTTGTTGTCCGACTTGTGGCTGCCGAGACTTGCGAAATTACGGCAATCGCAATCTGACGGAATCCACATTGCGGTATAAGCAATGCCGGCACTGTGGAGAAAAGATTCTCACCATTCAGCCGCCAGAAAGAATCCTGCGAAGAGTCGGTGATGATTGACATTTCCGCCAGCGGAAACAACACACCAGTAGTTTCACCACAACAGTAATTCGCTCGCTATGTTTTCGGCATGGCCGCACCAGAAAACATCACCGAAGCAATTCTGCAGGCTGCTCTTAGCCCAAAGAGCAGCACGGTGAACGGCGTGACTCTTCAGGAGCATGACCTTGATCAGTTAATTCGTGTTGAAAGACATCAAGCCACAAAGTCCGCTGCCGCTCGCGGCGATATGGGCCTGCGATTTACTCAGATTGTTCCGCCGGGGGCAGGCTAATGTTTGCCACCCTAATGCGTTTGGTCACGCGAAAGAAGGCCGAGGCGACCAGTTCCCCAACTTATGAAATTGAGGGCGACTCGCCGCCTATTCGAGCCCGCTTCGATGCCGCTCAAGACACTGCGGAATTCAAAAACTACTGGGCATCAGCCGACACGTTAGACGCGAATTCATCGGCGTCAAAGGGCGTTCGGCAGAAACTCGTTGCCCGATCACGATACGAAGTTGCGAATAACGCCTACGTCGACGGAATGGTACAGACGCACGCCAACTACACGGTTGGCGTCGGCCCCTCACTGCGAATGCAGACTGCTTCCAAGGGGTTCAACGCCCTCGTTGAAGCTGAATGGAAGAAATGGGCCAAAGCCGTCAAGTTGCGTCGCAAATTATGGGCGATGTCACATGCAAAAATGAGCGATGGCGAGTCGTTCGCGGTTCTGAAAAGTAACCCGGGCGTCAATCATCTCGTGAAACTCGACCTGTCTGTGATTGAGGCTGAGCAGTGTTCTACTCCGTACCTTGACACTGGCATTGAGGGCTACATCGACGGGGTTAAGTTCGACGATTTCGGCAATCCGATCTGGTACGACGTGCTTCCCTATCATCCAGGAGCGGCATGGCACCATTCCGCGTGGCAAGCAGAGCAGATTCCCGCTCGTTTCGTACTGCATTGGTTCGCAATGCGTCGGGGGGGCCAGAATCGTGGCATTCCCGAACTACGATCTTCGCTGAATTGCGGTGCATCTTCACGACGATGGCGAGAAGCCACGATTGCGGCGGCTGAAACAGCTGCCGACATCTCAGTTTTGCTTAAAACACAGATGTCCCCCGAAGAGGGTGCGCGTGTGACGAAGCCTTTCACTCAGATTGAATTCACAAAACGAATGATGACAGCCCTGCCGATGGGCTGGGATGCTGGCCAGATGAAAGCCGAGCACCCGAACGCGACGTATGAGGCTTTTCATCGGGCACAAGTCAGTGAGCAGGGGCGGCCAAAGAATATGCCGCACAATCTGGCGGCTGGCGATTCGTCAGACCACAACTTTGCGTCTGGAAAGCTCGACTTCACGCCGTACTACATGCAGCTGGACGTCGAGCGAGAAGACGGATCTGACTTGGTTCTTGACCCGTTGTTTGAAATGTGGTTTGAAGAAGCCTCGCTGCGTTTCGGGTGGGTTCAGATTCCAGGACAGGTGCCCGCGCACATTTGGGACTGGCCGTCACATCCAGTTGCCGACGAAGGCGCGAAGGCCGAAGCCAACCGCACGCGAATGCAGACCGGACAGGCAACGCTGTCCACGATTTACTCTGAAGATGGGCTCGACTTCGAGGATGAGCTTCCACAGATGGCGGAAGACTACGGAGTCGACGAAGCCACCATGCGAAAGATCCTGCTTCACGCCATCTTCAACGACAAGGGCGCTCTCGCGTCGATGGCTCAAGCTGAAAATACAAAGGCTACCACTCAGCCACCGGAGGCAGTCACAAATGCCGCATAAGTATCCAACAATCATCGCCTCCGCAAAGAAGACAGTCGACCGATTTACGATCGATGCTGACGTGGAAATCATCGCTGGTGAATCGGGCGAAGGCGGCAAGAAGACACCGACATTTCGGATTGTCGCATACAACGGCGGCGAGCTTCGCACAGCTGAGTATATTCGCAAATTCGGAAAGCCTGTTGTCATCGATTTGGCTGGATTGAGTTACTCGCCAAGCATCACGGCAAACATGGATCACGACTTGACTCAGCGAGTGGGCCATGTGACAGATAAGACAAACGACGGGCGTCAACTGATTCTTGCCGGTCTTGTTTCCGGTACAGGTCCAGCAGCCCGCGAAGTCGTTGACAATGCCGCGCTCAGTTATCCGTGGCAAGCCAGTGTGGAAGCAATCCCGACTGCCCCGCTTGAAGAAGTGCGGGCCGGTCAATCAGTAACCGTGAACGGCAGAACCATCGTCGGTCCTGTCTTAATTGCTCGCAAGTCGCGTTTGTATGGCGTTGCGTTTTTGGCCCGTGGGGCTGACGAGACGACATCAGTTTCAATCGCGGCCAGCGCCGCAGAACCAGCAAAGGAATTGGACATGAAATTCGAAGAGTGGATCATTGCAATGGGCTTTGCGGCTGCTGACCTGACACCAGTTCAGACCGCCGCATTGCAGAAAAAGTACGATGCCGAAATTAAGGCGTCTTCAATCAACCCAGATATCCTCGGGGCTGGAACGAAGTTTGATGTCGCTGGTCTACAGTTGGCATTCGCCAAATCAGACCTGTCGATTGATGCGGCTGCGTCAGAGTACGCCGGCACGGTCGAAACGATGTCACTTAACGAGATCAAAGCCTCTGGCATGGTCGCCGTGAGCAAGCTCAAGCGGACTGCTCTGGCTGAAGAGTGGGCCCCGACTCGATATGAAGTTGAGGTGATCAAGGCTGAGTACGCAATGCGTGCCGACATGCTGGCAAAGACTCGTCCGAAGGGTCCAGCAATTCATTCACGCGACAACAGCACTGTCAGTGGCGATGTGATCGAGGCCGCCGCCTGTCGAGTTCTCGGCATTGATGTTGAGAAGTCGTATAAGCCGGAAGTTCTGGAAAGTGCTCACCGCAATTTCCGAAACCTCGGTCTACAGGAAATGTTCATCATGGCAGCCGCTCAGAACGGCTATTCAGGGCGTCACCGAATCAATACGGACAACATCCGTGAGGTTCTGCAGTACGCATTGCCATCAACTCCGATCCATGCGTCTGCTTCGACAGTCTCTCTGTCTGGGATCCTCAGCAACATCGCCAATAAGATGCTGCTTGCCGGATTCATGGAAGAAGATCAAACGTGGCGTGAATTCGCAGACGTCAAGCCTGTCTCCGACTTCAAAACTCACACAAGCTATCGGATGCTCGATGACATGGAGTATGAGCAGCTAGGCCCGAACGGCGAAATCCGACATGGCAAGGTCGGTGAAGAAACGTTCGAGCGATCAGCAGACACCTTTGCGAAGATGTTTGCCCTGACTCGAAAAATGATCATCAACGATGATCTCGGGGCCTTTGACGATCTTAGAACACGTCTCGGACGCGGGGCATCTCGCAAGTTCCGCAAACTGTTCTGGTCGACGTTCATCAACAACAGTTCGTTCTTCACATCTGCACGAACCAACTACATTACAGGAGCAACAACAACGCTTCTGACCGATGGTGTTGGCTTATCGCAAGCTGAAGAGCACAGACAAGAAGCCAGTTGGCACGGGCGGAACGTCCCTTGGCGCACCAAAGAAACTTCTGGTTCCACCGGAGCTGGAGTTCGCGGCTGAAAAGCTGTTCGTCAGCAGCAATCTGTCAACGCAGCAGGACGACAACATCCACCGCAACAAGTACAAGCCTTTTGTTGTCAACGAGCTGAGCGACAGCGACTACGCCGGATACACCGCCACGGGCTGGTATCTGTTCGGTGAAATGCTCAAGCCAATGGTGGTTTCATTCCTTAACGGACAGGAAAACCCGACGGTGGAATCAGCAGACGCTGACTTCAATACGCTCGGTGTTCAGTTCCGAGGATATCACGACTTTGGTGTCGACTTCACCGAGTGGCTGTCTGGTGTGAAGAGCAAGGGCGCAGCGTAAGTTCTGCTGCAG